GTGCACGAAATTTGGATGCAGTCGCTGGCGCCCTACAATCCGGCGCTCTACACCGGTTCAGAGTCTCCTCGCCAAAAAGACGAGTCCAAGGCAAAGTTTATTTCTGGTGAGAGCAAAGTATTGTTGATCTCGCTCCGCGCCGGAGCCGGCCTTGATGGTCTCCAGTACGTTACAAAGACCGTAATCTTCGGGGAGTTGGACTGGAGTCCTGGCGTCCACGAGCAGTGTATCGGTCGCGTGTACCGCGACGGTCAGCAAAGCCCCGTTTTTGCTTATTACCTTCTCAGCAATAGCGGGAGTGATCCTGTCATCGCCGACACGCTTGGACTGAAGACGCAGCAAATTGAAGGCGTCCGCGATCCGAACAAGCCATTGGTTGAAGCTCTTGAAATCGATCCGGACCACATCAAGAAACTTGCCCGCGAATATCTAAAACATCGTGGCAAGCGTCAATTAACACTTGACGTGTAGGGTTACCGAGGTTAGAGCGGAGGAGTGCCGACAACAGCACGAGGAGGATATGCAACGAGACGGAATTAGGAGTACGGGGGATGTGTACAGGCAACGCATTCTCGCCAAGAAAAGTTTGGAGGACCAATGAAGCACGCTAAGGTACTGTTCGCATGAATTTGTCCGAATCTCAAGCGGCCATGCGCATCCGCTGGCGCAAAAAATTGAAGTCTGTTCCGCAAGTTCGATCTTGGAAGCCGCAGTCTAAGCCTAGACTTATCCGGGCCCAGGGTGGAACACGGCGCAAGCCCAAAGATGTAACTCTCGTTTTCGACATGCTGAGGTGACTCATGGCGCGTTCATCGATATTCCGCAAGCAACGTAATCAGGTCAAGGCACTCGGCCGCTTCTGGGGTGACTGGACCGCGGTAGACGTTACCGAGGAGATGAAGGTTTCTAATCCTCTATTGCGCTTTGCCAGCAACGTCTTCACCAACAACCGCTACCAGGTCGATGTGTTTCCCTTCGCCTGCCCAGGCATTGGCGGCATCCAGCAACTCTGCGTTACCCGTCACATGGACGTCGAGGAAATAACTTGGGATGAGCTCCAGCGGATCAAGGCGGAGTTGTTCGGAGATGACGTCACCGCGATCGAGCAATTCCCGGCAGAACACCTCTCATGGAAGATCCAGCGCAAGGTGAGAGTGTTATGGATTCTTCCGAGGGACTACGTGCTTCCGTTTGGGCTGCACTTCGAGGAAGCATGGGGCGGAGCTACGATGCAGCCTGCTTCTCAAGAGCCCTCATCACCTGCCGGCGAACAACCGCTCTCCGTTCCTTCGGAAGACGGTCCAGATACAGTTGACCATTCAGATGGTCAATCTCGTGCGACAGACACACAGCCAGAAGACCTTTCCCGGTAACCTGAATGCTGTTGCCGTTGATGTCCTGGGTTTGAACGATGACCTGATTCGGGCGCATCACCGACTCGCGAAAATCGGGCACGCTTAGGCATCCTTCCAGCCTGTACTGGCGCCCGTCTGTTTCGGCAACAAACGGATTCACCAAGACCATCTTGGCGCTCGGATCTTTCCCAAACGAAATATCTAGCACGGCAAGGCGGATACCGATCCCTACCTGTGTTGCCGCCAAGCCGATGCCATCATTCGCGTACATCGTTTCGAACATCTCGGCAACCAGAGTGTGGAGTTGGGAGCAAAACCGGGTTACCGGTTCGGTCGGCCGCAATAAGACCTCGGCGGGATATTGGACGATACTCAGCATCTACGACATCATCATGTTGCGCAACGTGTCTTGCAGCATGCCCATCATTTCAAATTTGGTCATGTTGCTGTCGATCTTGACGTCACCATCGTAGGTCAACTTGAAGACGGCTACGGCGCGCGTGTCGTCGCAGTTCGTCGCGGATTTGATCAAAACGTCGGTCGCGGTTTCCTCATCTCCATCGAAGGCTTCGCTGGAAAGAACCTCTCTGTCGGAAGACTCAGATGCCTGCTCCTGCCGTTTCTTGGCTCTCAGGGCGGCGTTCTCCTCAAGCAGCACCTCAATCCACTCAGGATTGTCCGCCAGCCTCTCTGGGCGGACCAGGAAGCCGCCAGGCTGTATTGCCTTGTGCGAGGTGATTACCAAAGGGAAGCCGCAGAACTTTACCGGGACATCCCGACGCCAAGAGAGAGCAATGCCTTTTGGGTACGGCGACGGTGACATGCGGACGGTCTGCACGATCATGTGGATGGTTTCCGGTTGAACGTGGATCTCCGCAATCGTTTCTCTCTTGTTGTGCTCGACAAAGTGCTGCCCTAACATCGCAATGTTGATCAACCCAATCAGCATGGGTCACCTCGCTAACTGCGCTATCTTAGCGCGAAACTACAGTTCTTTGAGCGAATAGCGACTTCCATCTTTCGCCAAGAGTCCCAACTTGTTTAATCGCGTGGCCGTGTCGTACACAAACTGGTTGCCGCACTGCATGGCAACGCGAAGCTGCTGCGCGGTCATGGATCCATGGTCCAGCAACGCGGAAATCATGCGCGCATTGCGTGGTGAATGAATACGCTCACAGGGTCATGCCTTTTGCGTATCCAGAGGTGTGTATGGTCATTCTCCGTATAACCTCGCGATCTGCTCTCGTTCGTCTGTGTAATTCGTGAATTTCTTCGTTTTAGTCCGTACTCTATGCGTAGTATCTTGCGTTATATCTGCTTCCTTATTAGCAAACCGGGATTCCCGGTTTCTGGAAACCGTACTTCCCGGTTTCTGGAAACCAGCATTGTCGGTTTCTGGTAAACCGACTTTCCCGGTTTCTGGAGGGTGGGTGATGGAGTTCATAGCAGCGTCGGCTAAGGGATGATTTCGGCGGTAAAAGGTCAGTCCGAGATTGCGGTCAAAGTAGGAGCAGTAGAAAGCCTCGGTCATATTTTCTCGCATAAACTCAACCCCATCTTGGACTGCCTTCTGCCATGAGGTTTTTGAAGAGTAGCGAACCCCAATCTTGGCGAAAGCGCTTAGGAACTCCTCTGCCGAGAAGCCGAGTTCCGAACACCAATCATCGCCAGGCTTGCACTTCGGGTGATCGCAGGGTTCGAGGAACTTGTAAAGCTCCTCACCGGAGGCTTGAGACCAACGGAAGTCAAGTTGCTGAAACAGAATCGCCGCGGTGACACTTCCACAGATCGACCGGAGAGCTTTAACGTATGGAATGGAATTGGAGTAGACGGCGTTGGCGCGGTTTCTCATGGAGCCTATTTGGTTCCCTTTCTACTATTGCAAGAACGACAGAGAGCCTGGAGGTTAGAATCTTCGTGCGAACCATTCTTGGCGAGCGGGATGCGATGGTCGATTGTTAAATCAAATTGCGCCCCACAGTCTTGGCATGTGTGGCGGTCTCGCTCAAAAATTCTTCGCCGCGCACCACGTGGCAGTCTTCTTCGGCGTTGCTCGTTACGACTTTCCTGCCGTCGCTGTTCGCGTTGAAACTGTTCTTCGGCAAAATATTCCACATAACTCAAGCAAACATCACATTCGCATAGAGTCCCCGGCTCCTCGACCATTTCAGGGTTCCTGTAGAAACAAATAGTCGCTAAGTGGCGGTCGAGCCAATCGTCACCCTTTTCTCGGCCACGTCGCACAATTTCAAGAAGGTCGTTTGCCAACTGAAGAATCTGTTCTTCAGTGTACGGAGTTGCCCACGTACGCCAGACATTCAACTGCGAACAGTCCACAACGGCTTCATGCTTATCTCTGTAGGTGAGAGCGTCAAGAAGCGAGAGTTCATCTTCCGTTTTTGCCATTACTCAAAACCTCTAGCGGCAGGCCGGTTTTGGGAAGCCTGCCGCTCGCGTCGGGGTCTCAGTTTTGGGACTGAGTATCCGGGGATCAACCGGACGCAAACAAACATACACCCGGTTTTGCGACCTTGCAAGGTTTTTCTTTGCAAGCGTTTCAACTTCGGCTATAGTTACCTGCGTGAGCACTTTTGGTGTTGTCGCCATCGCCCTACTGGCTGGAATCTTTCTTTGCCTCTTGATTGCCGGGATCGCCGCCGTTCTTTGGGCAGCATGGAAGGCGAAGAAAGCAGCCGACACCAACGTGGTAGTGATTCAGGGAGTCCAGGCCAAGACTGAGGCCGAACTCGCGGATCAGGCGAAGAAGCTCGCTGAAATTCTTGAGGCGGCAAAGTCGAACTTTTCCGGCATCCGGTCGGAGATGCGGCAGTCGCTCGAGATGTACGCGAAGATGACGCAGGAGACGTTGGAAGCCCACCAGAAGTCGATGGACGCGGCGGTGTCGAAAGTCAACGCGGAATTGCTGGCCAAGGCCGCGAAGGACGCGATTGTTGCGTGTCGCGAGTTCCAGCGGATCGCCGCAGTGATGCAGAGCCTGCTGCTCAATCAGGGCGGGATCGGAGAGCCCGACGAAGAGGAAGTCCAACCCGGAAAGCCGTGGCCCGCGGAGCGCGCGGAGGAGTATGCGGCGCCGGGGCAGTCGGCTACAATTTACGACAACCAGACTTATCCAGCCGCCGTGAAGGTTCCGGCGGTGGAGGACGATTACCCGATCTGATGCCAAAGATTATTTGCCAATTTTCGTGCGGAGCCGCTTCTGCGGTAGCGACCAAATTAACCTTGGCCGAGCATGATCGCGAGAATGTGATGATCGTTAACGCTTTCATCGAAGAAGAGCATCGCGACAATCGAAGGTTCCTTGCCGATTGCGAGAAATGGTTTGATCATCCAATCGTTCAATTTCGAGATGAGAAGTACAGCGCATCGACGCATGAGGTTTGGCGGAGGTCGAGGTTTATGAAGGGACCGCACGGTGCGCCATGTTCCCTGAAACTCAAGCGAGAACTATTAAACTCGGTTGCGAAACCAGGAGATATTTCCGTGATCGGATTTACCAGAGAGGAATCCGACCGAGCTTACGAGTTGGAAATGTACTTCGGCGAAGAGAATTTCGCGTTCCCACTAATCGACCGCGACCTAAGTCACGATGACTGCTTGGCAATCGTTGAACGCGCTGGCATTAAACTTCCGATGATGTATCGCATGGGATATGCCAACGCGAGCTGCATTGGGTGTCCGAAGGGTGGGCAAAACTACTGGCAACGTATTCGGAGGGATTTTCCACAACAGTTTGTGCAGATACAGGAGATTCAGGAAAACATTGGCCCTGGGGCGTATTTCCTGCGACATCGCAGCGGTGCTCGCGCTGGCGAACGAATGAGCCTTGCAGAATTGCCTCCAGGCGATGGAAACTTAGCAGATGAACCAAGTTTTTCCTGCTCATTTTTTTGCGCTATGGCCGAGCGAGAGATTGAGATGGGGTCGGCGTAATGGCTTCTCCTAACACCCAACTCGCGATTCGCGATTCGGTCAAAATCGTCAGACCTTCCAAGATCGATCGCACCTGCTGGCACCTGTTTCGCCAGCATGTCTCGATCGACGAAATCGCTACCCGGCTGAATCGTAGCCTTCCCAATGTCCAGAAGTCGCTGGAAAAGATGGAAGTGTACCGCGCGCTGACGGCGAACGAAGAAGTCAACATGCGGTACAACGAGATCGTGTTGGAGAACATCGACGCTGCCGGTAAGGTGATGCGCGATGGCCTCAAGGCCGTGACGGTCACCCGCGAGGACTATACCGACGCGAAAGGAAAAAAGCGGAGCCGTGTGATCTCCAGAGAACCCGACCATCCGACGCGGTTCAAGGCAGCAGAACTTGTCCAGAAGTCGGCTGACCGCGCTCTGCCGAAGGGTGGCGGCGTCAACGTCAACGTGCAGCAGAACAACGCCAACCTGAACGAAGCGGCGCCTGGTAAGAGCTTTGCTGACAGGCTGCGCCAGCGGCGTGAGGCCATGGGGTTGAGCAACGGCGTGGTGATTGCCGCGCGGCCAGACAGCGACGACGATGAGGAAGATGATTTCGAAGGTGACGATAGCGGCGAGTAATCCATGCTGGACCTCATTCAGCGCAAAGACCCTACGCTCAACGATGCGATTGAAGAACTGAATCGCCCTCTCGCTCTCTGCGACAACAACATCAGTCTCGCCTGGAACTCGCTTTCCCAAGACGAAACAGACTGGATAGACACCGAACTCGACAGGTGCATTGACCCAGAAACTGGGATGCGCTACTACCTTGAGAACTATCACTGCATCGAAGACGAGCACGGCATCGTCCACACCCTATACCCCTTTTGGGACCATCAGGAGATGGTTTACGAGGCGGTACAGGAAGAATTCGAGAAGTACGGCAGTTGCCTGATCATCGTGCTCAAGCCACGGCAGACGGGAATTTCGACCTGGACAGCCGCATCGATGTTTCACCGCACGATCTTCACTCCCCAGATGCGCACTCTGCTGATTGCGCAGGACGGCGACACGTCGAACAACCTGTACAAAATGTGCGAAGGCGCGTACCAGAACCTTCCATGGTGGATGCGCCCTGATCGCCAGTACAAGCGCGAAGGCGACTACATCGAATTTCAGGAACCGGACGAGCGTATTCGACTGACTCGCCCGGGCCTTGGCTCTCGGCTCACCATCAACCACGCGCAGCGGCTAACCGGCGTATCCATCGGACGTACGGTGCGCAGTTTCCATGGCTCGGAGGCGAGTCGCTGGCCCAATCCCGAGGTGTTCACCGGTGACATTGAACCGACGATGAATGCCGAGGATGAGTACGGCGTCCTCGAATCGACCGGCTGGGGCCGTAACGGTTTCTTCTACAACCACTGGGTTGGCTCCGTGGCCGGCGATACCGACTGGCGCGCGCTCTTCATCCCGGTGTACAAGGTGCGCAAGTACATCGACCTGGGCCACAAGTACGTCAAGCGCGCTGGCGGCTTTGAGTTGAATGTCGAAGAGAGAAAGTTCACCGAGCGCGTAAGCAGGGAAGAAAAATACGACATCCCGGACGAGTTCTGGGCCTGGCGCCGGGCGAAGGTGCGCGCTTCCGTTCGAAGCACCGGCGCTCCCTGGGCACACTACGAGTCCTATCCCATCACTCCGGAAGAAGCGTTCCAGAGCTCGGGTGTGTGCGCCTTTGACCGCACGGCGCTTTCAGAGCAGATGACGCGCAATGTGTGCAAGCCAATCTTTGCCGGGGAAATCATGCTCGAGAGTCTGCCGGCGCGACTGATCAACACGGCGAACATTCGCGAGGTCGGTGACGACGAGATTCTGCATCCGCGCAAGAGTGAGAACAACCAACTCAAGCGAGACCGCTTGTACATCTGGGCAATGCCGGAGCCGGGCGGCAAGTATTACATCGCGCTCGATTCGGCGTTGGGAGTCCCCGATGGCGATTACAGCGTGGCGCAGGTCATCAAGATCGGATTGGGCACGGATCCTGATGAGCAGGTAGCGGAGTGGTGGGGGCATGTCCCGCCAAAAGAGTTCGCGAACATTGGTGCTGCGCTCGGAATTTTCTATGCAGACAGCGATGGGCCGGCGGAAGTGGCAGTCGAATACAAGGGCCCGGGCATCACCACGGGTGATGCCATGTTCGAAATGGATTACCCGACGCTGTACCGCGGGCGTCACAAGGACCGCTTCCAGAACCAACTCCGCGCCTTTGTGCATTGGGACACAAACACCAAGACGCGCGACCTGATCATCGCGGAAACCAACTCGGGATTGCTGGCGGACAACATCATCATCCACAGCCGCGACCTGATCGACGAAATGTACGACTTCGGTTCGCTGGACTCGGGCGTGCGGTTCGAAGGGCAGGGCAATCACGATGACGGAATTTTGGCGTTTATGATTTGCCTCTACTGCGCGCGTGAAGCCGTGGCCGGTCTTAAAACCTCTTCAAAAACAGTTGGCTCCGCCCCCTGTGGTCGCCATGACATCAACCAGTACGCCGCAGTCGATGAGCGCGGTCGACAACGCGGACAGTACAACACGCAGGGTGAAGCTGCCGAAGTTATTAAAGACAAAAAGGGTTGGAAAGTCAGGCCGGTGCTAATCTGTCAAGCGAACACCCTCTACTCGCCGATTTACGATGCGCGTGGGGCGGAGCATAAGTTGCGGTTCAAGCACGGTTTGTCGAGTTCGGAGATTCTGCCCGACGTGGTTCACCCGTATCGAAGCGCGATGCAGACAGAAATGGAGGGGTCGGTTTCGGCTGACGACGACTGGTAATGAAGAAACTTTTACTCGTTTTGACGCTCTTGCTGCCAGCGGTTTGTCTTGCTCAGGGTGCAGGGTACACCAACACAGCGCTGACCACCACCTCGGCTTCGCCAAACAGCACCACGCGAGTTGTTTCGTACGCAACCGTTCGAGTCTGTACGGAACCGGCTACCGGCTCGCCGTGTTCGCCGCTTTCGACCATCTACGGCAATCCAGCCTTGAGTGGGTCGCCGCTGCCCAACCCGATGACGGCGGACGTGTATGGCAATTACACGTTCTATGTTTCGCCAGGCACGTATCACATTCAAATCACCGGGACTGGCATCAAGCAGCAAGACCTTCCGTATGTTTCTATTGGATTGTCTGTAAACGGCTCGGTGAGTCCGGGAACGCAGTACCAAATTCCGATTTATGCTACGACGGGACAGACACTCAGCGGCGACTCTCTGCTGACCGATAACGGAACTGCCTTGTCGTATTCCGGAGGCGGAGGTATAACATCTGCGAACGGATTTACCGGGCCACTCACGGGAACAGTTGGAGCAACCACCCCGAACACGGGCGAATTCACGATATTGCAGAAAGTCTGCAATGCAGCCGCCGCCTCCGGAGCTGACATCGGAGCGAAGATCAATTCCTGCATCGCCTCACTCGGCGGAACTGGCGAAGTGTTCATCCCTGGCGGTTCGTACAACTTCTCGACCACGGCGTCACTCAATGTAAACGGTGTCACAGTTAGAGGGGCAGGGCAGGGTAGCACGGTTCTCAACTACACAGGATCGGGCGTGGCAATCGACATGAATACCGGTAGCGTTATCACGCGCTCCGGCCTCTATGATCTTACCGTTACGACGAACAACGCTTCGGCCACGGCGATTAAGGCTGGGGGACTCTACCAGACGATTCAGAACGTATCGACCTCTGGCACATCCGCCAAGATGATATACATCACAGGCATCTCCAATCCTTCCAAGTCGTTCGGCACGCATATCATAAATGTTGACTTGGAGGGTTATACCGCCATCGGCATGATGATCGACAACTCCGTAGATGTTTATATCACCGATGCGCGGGCCATCGCTGTCAACGGCAATACGACCGCACAGGACTTGGTAATTGATTCCGGTACGTCTGGTATCTATGTGGTGAACATGACGACGGGATACGGGTTGCATAATCTCGTGGTCAAAAACTCCGCTGGCGGGGGAACCTTCGGCTGGAACAACTCTCCTCAGTTTTTGTTCTTCACGCACTTTATCGGAGATGGCGCAGGAGGGGGAGATGGGTATCTGTTCGATTCCACCTTAGCGTCGAACTTCACGAGTGCCCATTTCGTTAACTCGTGGGCTGCATCGGCGGGAGCCAACGGCATACACATTTCCGGCGGCGGATTCATCAGTTTCGATACGGGGAGAATTCTCAACTGCCAAACCAACGGTGTTCTCCTCGACACTACGGCATACCTTGGCGACATAGAGATCACGAACACCAAGATTCTGTCGAACAACCAGTCGAACGCTTCCGATGCTCATGGCATCTACGTCAAGACATCGACTAACCCTCTGCTGATAACCGGCAATAACATCGGCAATGCGATGCTGGCGGGCGGCAATCAGAAATACGGAGTCAAGCTGGGAGCCTATGATGTCAGCAACCTGATACTGAGCAGCAACGACCTCAGCGACAACGCTACAGGTCCGTTCTTGGATAACAGTACGGGTGTCACTTACCCTTCCATCATTACTGGGAATCAACCTTATACGATAGGCAGCACTTTTCAGGGCTACGTTACATCCGGCGCTGGCTTCAGGGCGGGAGCGGTTTTCTTCATGGCTGGAGGGTCACTAACGGGTGACTCAATCCTGAATGACGGATCCGGTTATACCAAGATTCTGGAAGGCGTAAATGGCTTTTACATCAACAACCACGCTAACAGTGCGACATTATTCAGCGTTAACGACAGCACGCAGAGAACGTCGGTAGGGGGTGGCCTGCAAGTTGCCGGAGGCTATTACTACGGAGGCGGGGCGGGCACGCTCTTTCTTGACAACAGCGGCAACGGGACGTTCGCCAGCGTCAACAACACTGGCGCGTACAAGACCGGCGGCAACACTGTCATCAATTCCAGTGGCACGCTAGGGAATGGCACAGCCACGCTCAACACCGGCTCGGCGATTTTCGCCTCGAAGCGCAACGTTTCAGGCTGCACCACCGGAGCCTCCCAAGGCAATGCGTGCGGCACGGCGATCACGGTGACTTGGCCGGGGTCGTTCGCAGATACGAACTACTCGGCTGGTTGCACTCCAGTGGGAGCGCCAACCAACTACCCTGGAACACCGTATGTGGTAACAAAAGCCGTTGGCAGCATGACGGTCAACTACATTGCGATGACTGCGGCGGCAGCATCGTGGCCCAACCTCGATTGTTGGGCGACACACGATTAGGCGGAGAGAACATGGCAGAACATAGCTTCTATTGTCCGGCATGCGACAAACAGGGGATCGAGTCGGAGTTGCAGCGCGGTGCTCCCGAGAACCACCTGTTCAAGTGTTTTGCGGGCGGGCATCAGTTCACCTACGCGCAATTGCAGTCACTTGGGGCAAAGATGGTGAAACTGCAAGTGGCTTATATCCCGCCAGCTACCCACGTCAAGGGTCACGTCTTTTTGCCTCCAGACCTTTGGCGCCAGTTCTGCTTGAAGTATCCACAGCAGACCAGTCCAACGATGGAATCCATCATCCAACTTTTGCTGGACGACGACCTCGTATTGGTCTCCGGGGAGCAGGCGCGCGAATTGAAAAAGTTGGGAATTCGCAACGGGCAAGAAATGGTTGAGTGTGCGAAGAACAATCAAACTCTGGAAGTGACGAACGCGGATCTGGTGCGCGAGAACTCCCGTTTCTATCGAGCCATTGCCGAACATGCCAACGCGGAAACGTAATTTTCAATTCCAAAAAGCGGATGTTTGCAGGGACTTACGATAAACTCCCCGCAGCGGGAGGCTGGAGTCCATGCCCAAGATTTGGAAATTATTTGCCGCGGTTTTGCTGTTCGCGGCCCCCTTGTATGCGGTAACGACGTTCACGCAACTTGGCGTGTCGGCCATGGGAAGTGAAAGTGTCACGATCACGTTCACGACGAGCGGATCGATTGCCGCCCAAGTCAACTGGGGTGTCGGAAATCTGGTGAACACGGAAGGTCCGGATTCCGGTACGACGAGTCACACTTTTACGATTCACGGGCTCACCTCTGGCCGGGTGTACAGCTACCAGGCACAGGCCAGCGATGGCTCAGTATCTGCAACGCAGCAATTTGCGCTGTGTGATGGCGGCACCAACAAAGTCCCAATTCAAGGCAAAATTAATAATTACTACGCCTATGGAACGTATTCGCTGACGTTCAGCGACACGAATAGCGTTGGCGGAACGCCGAAACTCTGTGGAGTTACGATCACAACTCCGCTATCCGGATCGTTGGATTACCTGAGTTCGTTTGCCGATACCGTACCCGACAACTTGAAGACGGTTCCAAGTCCCAGCACATGGACGGTAGCAATTCACGATGTTGGAAATATCGGGCCGCTTTCGATTAGCGCAATCGTGACAGACGGAAGCTCCGACGTGTCGGCATCACTTCAGGCGGCGGCGGTCAGTCAGTTGCAGTTCGTGTGGTACAACCCAACGACTCACGCTTTTTATCCTTCAATTTCGGCATCCGGCGGAGCGGCTGGGCCACAATATGCCATCCAAATCAACGCAGATGGAGCCGGGACGTTTGGCGGGAGTGCGAATGTCACGGTAGATGCGGCCACGCAAAGCGTTGTACGCGCGGCAGGGGGATTTGCTTCCGGGGCAACTCCCCCCACCGCCTGCGATGGCCAAAATGGT